CCAATCGTCTGAATTGTAGTAAGTGATAACGGTCCACTCACGTGAAAACTGACCGGCATCATGGCCTCGACCGATCGCGCTGATGCCACGCGGAATGGATGTAAAGGCGCCAGTATTCTGGACCAACTGGGTAACCGCAGCGGTGGTGGCACCGACAGCACCGGTGGAGGCGGGCACTTGGTTCTGATTGTTGGACATTTTGGAGAGAGAGATTGAAATGAAGCCAAACTTAAAAGCGCAAAGAGGAAAAAGTCCGCATAAATACCCTAATGGAGAGGGGACACGAGAAACAAAACAACCAGGCTGAGAAATGAGAATCGAGAGTGATGAGAATGGAAAGGTCAGGAGTCATAAGAGCGCTTTAACAATCGGGGGCACATCTAGACCGAAACGGATGCATAAGGCGCGCAAAAGATGATGATTACGACGAAGCAGTCGTTTTTCTGGTCTGGTGAGTAACCAGATTTGGGCCAACATGGCGGAACAAGTCGCTCTAAGAGCCGCAATAGAGACCTCGGTGAAGGTGACATGAGAAAAGAGAATAATTGCAAGCGTAGGGCAAAGACGATGACCTAGTTCCACCAAGAAACCAAGGCAGAGCAAATCAATTTCGGTAAGATGTTTCACCATAAGGTCACCAAGGCAGTAAGCAGTATGCAATTCCGAAAGATAGCTAGGCAACACGGCCATGAGATCGCCTTTGGCCACATGAAACACTGTTTTCAGATACATCAGGGTGGGGTTGCGGATAAGACCATCTGAGGTGACCAAATAGCCGCAGAAATCCACAGAGGGCGCCACAAACGTCTTCGAAATGACGGCAATGTGACGTTTCTGAAGTTCCCACTGAGGTCGCTCAACGCAGGCCTGATTGATAGCGGAATCGTCACCACCGAAGAGTGCCATGCAGCTCAATTTACCATACTTGAGTGAACTCACAGCGATCGAAAAAAGGGTGTTGAAGTCAAATGTGCCAGGCTCGCCCGTATCTCGGCTGACATCCTTCGGACCGATGAGGTTACTCCGAATGGACACTTTCCATTGCTCATAGGAATCAACCAAGGCGTCAGGTAGGCCAGCAAGGCGCATGACGTGGCACTCAAGCAAAACGGAATCATAACCCTGAGATGCGTCAAACGCAGTGTAATCGTTGGCGGTGGACGGGCGGTCAACCCAACAATCTTTGACACGATTTGAGAGTTCTGAGGGAGAGAGGCCAACATTGAGCACAATATTCGCGGGTATCTCGG